AAAATTTTGTGCCAATACATCTAAGTCAGAGCCTAGAGCTAATCTAAGCGATTGTAGGCTTGACACTGACGAAATTTGCTCATATAATTTTGCTAATTGAGACGATGGTGCGTCAATAAATAAATCTCTTGCTACAGTTCCAGGCTTAGTGTCTAAATTTGGTTGAGACACTCTTAAAAAATCTAACTTATTAAGAACTATATCGTTTAGCGAGCGAATCCTTGCCATTTTTACCTTATAAATTACATTATATTTGCTAGTATTTAATTAAGTCTATTTTATACTAGATATATATCGAATGATGCTTTAAATGCCTGTTCCATTAATCAATAAAATAATATTAATTTCTATATTATTGTTGATTAAATTTGACTACAAAGCCCTTACTCATAATATAAAACTATACATATATTATATTTAAAATAAAAATGGATATTTTTAATATAAATTAAAGAGTTACATCAAAAACAGCGTTTACTCTATTAAAAGCTTTATTTAAAACAGTAATCATGACACTAAAATATCTAGGATCTGTTTGGTTTCTTTCCAGCAGTACGTCTTTTATAGCGCCTATCATTTCGGACGGTTCTGTTTTTTGGTAAGATTGAGATTGGGTTTTTTGCAATTCTTGTAGGCGCTCAAGCGCTGTTGTTATTTGGGATTTGCTTAATTCAAAAATAAATTTAGTATCTAAAGAGTTTCCTATAAGAATATTAGTTATAGGAGAGCCGTACCATGGGAAAAATATATTTCCACCAATAGGTGTTGTTACTATTTTTAATATATCTTGAGTTAATTTTTCAGCACCAACTACCTGCTCTACATCCCCATTATTTCCTATTTTTAAATCGCCTTGAAATATTTTTAAATCAAATGACATGTCATCTCCATTATTATCCTACAGGTGTACCCTCTACTGGATTTAAGCTATTATATAAATAGCATTTTTCAGCAAAGTCTAACGCTATATTTATCTTATCCTCTAGTGATGCCATAACATCACCAATTCCTTTAGTTGGAGCGCCAGAATTTTTTCTTTCAGCAACTTCTTTTGAGTTATATTCTGGATAAAAATAAGCAAGCCTATAAAAACAATTATCATCAAGTAAGTTTATTAAATCTTTTTTATCAATAGCATAAAGTGCTGAATATATTGCAAGAATGTCTATTAATCCAACCCCACTATGTTTTCCAGTTATTATTTCTATAACTCTTAATCTGTCTCCAGCCTCTTGTATTAATTCATTTTTTAAGCCTTCTAATTTTTCGTATGAATTATCAAGGCTTTCTTTTTTTTCTCGAAATTCACTTTGCTGTTCGTCTTGAGGGCCATATTTTGCAAAAATATCTTTTTCTATTTGTTTTATTTTTATATTAAATAAGGCTGTTTCAAGTGGTGTGTTTGGGCTTGATGTTACATTTGCACTATTGTATACACCACTATCATCTTTTTCATTTGTACTTGGCCATTTTTTTGCATCTTGTAAAAGCGGTTCCCATGTTATCTCAGAACTTATAGTTACTAATCTTGAAAAATTTTCATATAATAAATCAGCTAAATATTTCATTAATTTATATATTTTAATTATAATAATTAGCTCTCTTGAGTTTGGATTAATTATTGATGCTGAAGTTAAATTTTTTAAAGATGTATTATTTAAAACATTTATTATAGCGTCTTTGGTACTTTGGTAGTTTTCATTCTCTGTATCTACTCCAGAAAAATTATTCAAAAATTGCTGGTTTTCTTCTAGCTGAACTTGATTTACATCAGACAGTCTATATCTAATTATAGTTTCAAGTCTTGGCGGAACGTAAGAGGCCGTTTGACTTCCAGATATTGAAACGTAATTTTTTATATACTTATCTAAAAATGGTGCAGATACTATGTTTGTAGGAGGGGTGACTGTATTTTCTATTAGCGGATCAACTACAAATGGTTTTAAAATATGTTTATTTATTGATATTGTTTTATTTTCTGGCTTTTCAGAAATATCAGATAAAATAGCATCTACTAGCTCTTTATCTATTTCATAAGACTGATTATCTTTATCAAAAATATCTTTTTTTGCTTTATCAAGAACTTGAATTTTATTAGAAAAATAAGGTAAGAATACGCAATACACTACTGAGTCTATATTCTGGTTGGACGATATGTATAGTCTATCTTCATAAGACTGCTGTCTTTCTTTAGACATATCCATAGCGTCTTGTGATAAATTAGAAATTACATCAAGTTGATTTCCAATATATTCTCTATTAACAATTGGTTGAAATCCAGGAGTATAAAATTTTGTTTTATCTTTTGATATAACTGGTAAACCTATTAGTCTATAAAAAGCATGAGCCCTATTTTCAACTTTAAACCCAAGCACATCAGATGGTTTAATGCCTTCAGCAACTCTTTTTATAATTTCTCTTACACTAAAACCCGGCTCTTCTTTTACATTTCCAAGTTGACTTAGTTCTATGTCTGGTCTTATTGCTTGACTTCTAATTCTTTCTATTGGCTCTATAAATCTATCATAAAGTTCATAAATATCTTCTTCAATATCACTAAAATCTTCTGTATAATTTTCAATTACTGGCTCTGGAATATCGTTAGACATATATTATCCTATATTATTAAAAGAATCTCTAGCAATATCGCCAACATCACGCTGAGGCTTAGGCTCAATGTCTTTTATACCTCCAACGAATGTGTATGATAATATATTATTTTCTATTGATGTTGGTATATCTAAATTGTCTCTATTTAAAACATTTTTAAATGTATTATCTTTATAAGAAAACAATATAGTACCCTCTCCAGGAGAATCACTAGTTAGATTTGCAACGAATGAGTCATACCCATCATATACGAAATTATCAATCTTACCCAGCGATGGAGTTGCAACTATTTTACCAGCAATTTCTTTAGCAATATCGCCAACTGTTTGATAGTCTGGTATTGCTAAGTTAATTGGGTTTGAAGAAATATCTTTTAATGTAACCTTTACTTTTATAGGCAGTGAAACGAATTGAAGATTTGTATCTAAAGATGCCGTACTAGTAAATGGATTAAAGCCTGCATCTACAGCCTGTTTATAAGCATTAAAAGCTTCATCTCTTAAATTATTAAGACACAATTCGCAATCTGCCTGAAATATTAAGGCTGTATCTTCAGACATATTTTTTCTAAATTTATCTATAGCTATGGCTAAACAATTGTAAGCATTATTAATATCTGGAAGCTGAACTTTTGTTATGACCGAAGCTAAATCTGAATAAATTGCTTGATTTATAACTCTTTCATCAGTTACTGCGCACCCAGCTGTTACTAATGTATATTCGACTAAAGCCTGTATATTTGGCTTCCATGTATATTCTATATCTGTAAAATAGTATCCGTCGTCATAGGATGGAACTGCGCCAAAAGGAGGAAAAATGTCTTCTGCCTCTTTATGTATAAATGTATTTAATTTTGCTTGAGTCCCATCTGGAAGCATATATGGAGATCCATCTTCCTCAAAAACTAAACCTCCAACTAATTGGGCGGTACCATTTACAAATGGAGTTGGATTTGAAGAATTATTTTGGAATAATGTCATGCTTGGACGTTCAGAGAAATAAACATCTTTAAATACAAAATTTCTTGGTCCTTTGGAGTCAGCTGGATTCCAGTAACTTGGATTACTGATATGCATCTTCATATCAATAGTATAAGGAACTTTTCTCTGATTAGAGTCTGGACCAAATGATGTATCTTCTGGCCAAAATACATATTCAGGATATATTATATCTTTTATGTTATAAGCCCTTCCGGTTGAACTATCATAAAATTGCCAAGATTCTGGTCTAAGATTTATTTTAATTACTTCAAGATCAACCTCATAAGCTTTGTAATAAAGAAGTTTTCCGGCAGCTCCTGTTATACCATCTTTATTAAATTTGATAAAATCTGGACAAGAATCTGGCCCACAGCAATCTTCACAAGGAATGGCTCCGCCAATAGCTGCAAGATCTTTAATAATGCTCCAAATAGCTTCTAAAGCAATTAGAACTGCTAAAAACCCCTGAATTAAACACATTATATCGCTTATTTTTTGAGCAACTGCTAATATAGATGATGTGTCTTGGTCAGATATTGCTTTTGCTAATCTTTTAAAATTCTTTATTATATCTTTAATAAATTTTATAATCATCATTATTATGTATTCAATAATGGCAATTAATAATAATATTAAAGATATAATCATTAATATTAAAGCCAACCATGGGAACAGGCTCAAAAAAGCCGGCAAGCATTGTTTAAACAATTTTTTTAATTTAGGAATTGCTCCCATTATTAATCCGCACAATACTTCGATTATGCAGACAACCATATTTAATAAAGCTAAGAAAAATTTCCATAAAGCCAAAAATGGAGTTATTTGGCTTAATATATTCATAATAGCTTGAAGTGGAGTCTTGGTAGTATCATCTACATTTGGTTTATATTGATATGAAGGAAATAAAGCTGAAAATTTTTGCATCAATGCAACTAAATCTTCTGGTAAATTAAAAGGAATTTCAAAGTCCAAATCTGGAGTTAAATCTATTGGTCCTATAGCTAAGCCATCACCAGTAATAAATGGCGGCTTTACATTGTTCGGGTTTAACGTATTATCATTAGGATCGCACGGGCACATTTTTAAAACCTTTTAATTAAATTCCTTGACCATTTCTATAAACTAATCTTGATCCATCTGCGCCTGCATACATATATATGCTTTGGCCATATAGCTTTAAATTACCATTTATAGATTTAATTGTAATATCTTGCTTAGATACAAGATCTATTTGGCCTGGAGTTAATACACTTACTCCGTTTTCTGTTACTCTTATTATATTTAAACCCATCTTAGACCATACTCTTATATCTAAGTTTCCAGATCTTTCACCATTATATATATCTGGCTCATTTGGGTCTGTGCTTTTTTTATTAAATCTGCTATCATTGTTTATTGTAGCTCCTCCAATAAATAAGTTTATGTCACCATCTGCTCTCATCGCATGGCTTATTCCATTTTTATCTCTACCTATAGTTGACACTATACCGCCAGCACAATCAAACCATAGCGACTGCCTATCAATAGTGTTCGCGCCTAAATTAAATACCAATGAACCATCAAAATTTAATGTTCCGCTTCTTCCTCCCGCATTTGCCTTATCTCCAGAGATCGTTATATCTTTTGCAACAATTGGTCTTTTGTACAGATTTATATAATTAGTATCTCTTGATATAGAGCTAATTTTATCAGCATCATACTCTGGAGGGTCGTTGTTTGTTGGATATTCAGATGGGGCTGTTAAATTTCTATATTCTAAAACTTTACTTATATCATGATACGCAGTGCCGTAAATCATAGGTTTTGATGTTAACCTATCAATTGGGGCCTGGTATCCATCTAAATTTTTATCTCCAGATTTTATATTTATAGTTGGAGTTGTTGAAAATGTATCAGCATAAATATCTTTTTTATTTGGATTTCTTAAAAAATCTGTAGGCGAAACTGTGGCATTTTTTTTATTTGAAATTACTGAATAATTTTCATATCTTGTTAAAAAAGCTATATTGCCAACTTCACTTGATGCCGGAACATTTATTTTAAATTGACCTTCTTTATCTATATCAATAAAAAACCTACTTCTATCTCTTGAATAATCAGAACTAGAGTCAATATTTGGGGTATCAGTTGATTTTCTTGTATTTATTTCAAAATGATATGCTATACTTTTTCTTAACTGCTCTCTAATTTTTGTAAATGCTTCTTTTTTATCAGAATTATTTCTTAAGCTTATTTTTTCTTGTTTTCCAATTAATAAAGGCTCTCTATTTAAATCAACAATATTTCCATACACATCAACACAAGTGCCCTTTATTGTCTCTATTAATTGATTAGATTCGAATAAATTTAAACTTAGTGCGTCAGCTCTGCTTTTATATCTATTTATTTTATATTCGGAGCTTGGTTTTTTATCTTCATCTTGATTATATTTTTCTGACTCTGATAAGTCGTTAGTAAATCCAAAACTATTAGCAAATTCATATGTTATTTCTCTACTTTCACAAAGAGGTATATTTCTAGGAGGACTTCCTTTTTTTCCATAAGATATAGGAGATAAAGGATCCATTTTAATATCCACTAGTCTCTCATCATATTTTTGAGAATCTAGCATTGATGAATCCATGTCTCTAAGCTCATTTGGATTCAAGTCTCTTTTTATTATACCATTTATATTTCTAGAGGCTTCTGTAAAAGAATATTGTTGTTTAAAATTATGACTTATAATACTTAAATAAGGATTTATTTGCTGATAATTTATTAGGCCGCCTATTAAGGTTCCTTGTTTATTACTATCAGAATAAATATAATTATTAGTACTTGTTTGTAATAATAGTCTTCCTGGTTTTAAATTTAAAAATTTATTGCCTGATAATGATTGTTTATTTACTGTATTAGTTTTTAAAAATCTTCCAGGTGATGGTAAATAAGATAATACAAACCATTCTCCACCTTGGCCTTTTGCAAGTATAACTTTTGTATTTTTACCAGGATAGCCGCCTATAAATTCTCCGCCTTGACCGGCCCAGCTTAATGGAATAAATGCCTCTACTAAATTGGCAGAGTCTAACTTTTTATCAACCACATAATCGGCAGTTGAGTCTTTTGCCTCTATGTGAACAATAACCTTATCACTGCCCGGTTTGTAGTCGTGTATACTACCTCTTAATAATAATCCTTGTATCGATCCTACAGCCATCTTTTTCTCTTTTATTTTAAAATTAAGTTACAGTAAATGTTTTGGCTCTTTCTGCTATTAAATCTTGAGCTTTTGTAAACATATCATCTTCATATTCGTCTTCTATTTCCTCATCCGGTTTTATTTGCTCTACTGTTTGGGTTGGATTTGTAAAGGAAACTACCATATCTATTACGCTATTATACATAACCGGTAAATATTCACTTGGTTCAGTTGATCTTGCTATTTTTCTTGCCATGTTATGAGCCGAGTCTGATGGTGATACAGGGCTTCCGGATAAAGCTGATAAATTTATAGGAATTATTTCAATATTTTTCTGCTCTATAGATAAGTTCTCAATACTTTCAACTGGTATTAATTGTTTTTTCTCAGATGCTTTTGAATAAGTTTTTGGATCACTAAACCAGGCTCTAAGCTGCTCTGCAAGTGCCTTTACTTGTTTGTTTTCATTATTGCCCGTTGCTGTATTGTAATAGTATCTTAATTGTAATGTTGGTTTTTTATTTGATAATCCAGGATCAAAAAGCTTAGTTACAGAAGTGATAGCATTTATTAAATTTTTAACATTTATTTCACCACAAGCACTATTAGATACTGCGTTTAATATTTCTTCTCCAGATTCTATTTCTGTTCCATTATTATCTATACCTATCGCATTAATTACCCTATCTCCATTTGCCGGTTCAAATCTATCAACTCTATATTGACTTGCATAAAATTTATTATTATATAGAGATTTTCCTATAATATCTAATGGCGTTGGTATATATTCTCCAGGATTATGTCCAAACTCTAGCTCTAATGTTGTCTCAAAAGCACTGCTTGTATATCCAAAAGTATGACTTACTTTTCTTATATAAAATAATAAATCTCTATCTTCTATATATATAACTTCCCCAGGCTGCATGTATTCATTTCCAACTATTCTCAATGTTCCAGTAAATATTTTTTTTCTTTGTAAATTCAAAAGATATACTGCAAATGGAGCGCATTGAGTGTCAGGATTAGTAAAGAATGGCGCTGTTACAGATTGTGCCCTTTTAAAACCATACATGTTCCATAAATCATAATCTACTGCTAATGCGCTAGTAAATGCACTTCCTCCGTTACCAATATCAAATCCAGACGGACCTTCTGGTATAACTGGGTCAAAAATGCCATTGACTTGAACTGATGTATATTCAGGTAAATTTTCATTTATAACTAAAGATTTTATTTGGTAATCTTTTATTATAAATCGCGATCCTGACCCAGGCCCTAAGTCATTAAGGTCCTCATCTTCAATCATATGTTCTAAGATTTTAGGAACTTTTTGTTCATAAAGCTGAGGGAATACGGCGATGCCTGCTGTTTTATCTCCCTTAACATTGAGTTGCGCCCCTTCGCTTATATTAGACAAAGAATTAGCCATTATAATTAATACTCTTTGTCGCTCTGATATTAAAGAAGATAATTCATTTATAATTTTAACTAAAGTAGATTGCGAAATAGGGCCTGAATCAATTCTATCTAACGAAATTAAATCTCTTATTGTTGGCGCAGGTTGATTTGTTTTTGATTGAATTAAATTTCTTATTTTTTGAATTTTAGTATAAGCATCTCTTGGAAATCTTGGATTTATTGCTTCTTGACTATTTGCTAATGAAACCTGAGCATTTGCGCTAAATATAACATTTGGACTTAATGCTGCTTTTACTTTTGCGCTAAGCTTATCAGCCTCTCCAACTATAGATAAATTATTATCACTAAAATTATCTATATTTCTTTGGTTTATTAAATCTCTTAATCCTAAAGATATACTGCCAGTTGTTTGATCTGTAACAAATTTAAATGGCGCTGAATTTTGTTCTGTTAAAAATGTTTGAGCTTTTTGGTCTGTATCATATCCTAATACAGCTGCTCTAAGTCTAATCTGTAATTCAATTACCTCTATCTGGGATGAAACATCTTCAATTTGATTTAAAAATAAATCTTCTAAAAATTCAGGAAATATTCTAATGCCTTTTTCTTGCTTATTAGTAAGCATAGTATAGAATACACTTTTTGGCATTCTGTTATATTGTGGGGCTCTTACTTGTATATGACCTTGGGTATCTGCATATACCTCTAAGCCAATAGATATATCAGAAACTGTTTTTATCTGCTCTAAAACATTTTGATAATCGCTTGCGAATAAATTTTCAAAAGTATTGCTTGCAAATGATTGGTCAAATGATTGAATGTCATAATTTTTATCATAGCTATCATCAACTATAAATAAATTAACATCTCTATTTGATCTTACTTTCCAACTTCTTCTTAATGTAAGTGTATTTAAATTTATTCTTAATTTTTCTTCAGCATCTTCTCTGTCTTGCTCACTTACAGTATTTGGTATATCTGAAATATTTGGATCTAATAAAGTAAAATCATTACCAAATATTTTTAGCATTCCTCTCTGAGTTAAAGTTTGCATTTGTGCCGTTATAGAATTTTGCAAATTAGAAATTTGTAAATCTAAATTAGCAATTTCTCTTAGTAGGGGAGTTTCTGCCGCCTCTATTTGATTTATATTTGATATCGCTTGAGTAAAAGCTATATTGTTATCTTGAATATCAAATATTTGGGGCGATGTTGCGAAACTTTTATTTAAGTAAGATAATTGGTCAAATAACTCTGCTCTTTTCTTCAGTAAGTCATTTAATTTTTCATTACTAATTTGAAAATTATTTTCTCCATAAGCGGCAAACCTAAAAGCTCTTTCATTAAATATTATTTTTTTAAAGGGTATAAAGTTACCCCAAATTTGATTTTGCTTTGTTAAATCATCTATTAGCCCTCTATAATATGAATTTGCCCCATTTTCATTATTAAGATCATCTCTTGATATATTTCCAGAATTAATTGCCGCTCTTATAAAGTTAATATAGTTATACGTCTGACCTGTAATTAAAAGAGATAGCACGTTCATTATATCTTGACCGGCATATGGTGAATTTGACAGTCTTGGTTGACCAGCAGATTCAAAACCAGGTTGATCTATTTCTTTACCGTTCTTTGTTAGAGAGCCAATTCCCTCTTTCCATCTATAAACCATTCCAGGAGGCGCATTTATAACCCTTCTAAATGAGTTTTGAGCAGGCTCTTGTTCTGGATTACTAATACTTAATAAATCAGCTATAGAGCCTCGTGATGGCCCATTTGGTATTCTTAAAATTGATGATTGTAATAATTTTTTATTTTCAGGTAATAGGTCTGGTACCCCGCTAAGACCCGTCTTGTATACTCCGCTACCACTGTTAAACTTAATATCAAAAGGAGTAACTGGATCATAAATATTATAATTAAAAACATCAAGCGATGGGTTTGTATTTATTATACTATTTGCAAAATAATAAGAATTATCTTTTACATTAACTGATAATGTATATTTACCACCGGAATAATTATGACTAGAGCCTTCTACTAATCCTCCAAAAACATGAACCCCGGCGCCCTCTCTAGTAAAATCATTTTTTATTGCTTTAAAAAGCCATAAAGGAAAATCTTCTCCCGCTAATGCATTTTTTTCAAATTCGGCATAAGGATCAAATGAATTATTAAAAAAATTGCTTATGTTATCTGCAAGATTACCTACAGCTTGAAACATTTTATTTAAAGTATAACCCGCTCCTAAACTTGCAGGCCCAATAGCCATAGATATTCTTTTATCAGTCTCAGTTTTACTACCAATATAAATATGAACGGAATCCATTGGCTGAATTATTGATTTATTTGCAAAATGCAGCCTCATTTTTTTTCTTACATAATTTGTTTGCTCATTAAATTTTTTAATTTTAGATCTTGTTGTTTCTTGTAATTTTAATAATTTATAGGTATTTTCTGCTATTTTTTTAAATAATTCAACTTCTGTAGTTTCTTTTCTAAGACTTGTAAATTGTAAATCAGCAACAGTGACATTTTTATCACTAAGACCAATGCCATTATTTAAAAACTGAGGATTTATTGTTATTTCTGAATTTATGCCAAGTACTCCTGGATCATTATCAAATAAAATTTCTTTGTATCCATCTATAATTGCCCTTATTGTTTTTGTAGCTAGTGGATTAGGATCGACTATCCAAGATATGCCTGGCACTAACCTTTTTGTTCTAACTTGATTAAGTTGAATTCTGGCAGTTTCTATTGTTTTAGAAAGCTCTGTTTTAGTAAAATCTAAAAAATTATTTGTATTAAATAGATTTGTTGATTCTGAAATTGCAGCATCAATTTCATCATTTGTAATAATCATTAATTTATATGGGTCTTCTAAATCAAAACTTGCTGATCCTTCTCCTAAAGACAATCCAACGCCAGTATTTAAATTAGAAAACATTGTTAACTCAATAACGCCAGTTCCTTCGCCTTCCTCGCTATAGAAAGCATCTCTATCCATTATCCATGATGTTGTTTTTGATGGATTGGAAAATTTATACACATCTCTTAAAATGTTTAGATGTTTTTTAATATTTTTTCCACCTAGTGCATTATTTAACTGATCTATAACCTTATCTGCTGCCGATGATGTTACTATCTCATTTGAAAAAGCTGCATTTTGTAACTGATCTACTGCGTTAAAAAGGAGTGGAAACATAAATGAATTAAATCCACCAGTTTCCTCAACAATCATGTCTAATTTTGATAATTTTTCATAAGCTGAAATTAATGCGCATTTATTTTTAAATAAAATTTTGCTTGCTTTAATAAATAATTTATCATCTTGATTTAATATGCTAGTGTTATAATTTGAAAGGAGAGAAGTGAACATTCTCTTTTTTACAAGAATAGTTGCGTCAGGCTGCTGTAATATTGCTTCAAAGTTTCTTGGTTTTATATTCCTTACGAAACCATCTTCAATATAAGATCTTTGCGCGTCTTTATCAATTTGATCAGCAAAATCCTCTAAAACTCCGTAAGGTATTAATTTTCCTTCATCAACTGAGTTTAAGGAAGTCATGGTATTTTCACCAGGACTTAGCTGGGCATTTAATGCTCTACCTAAACTTTTAAAAAATTTTGCGCCATCTGATTCTGCCATTATTCTTACCTTTTAAAATTGATTTTTTAAATCATCCCAAGCTGTAGCCAAACTTTCAGCTTGAGACACTAAACCTGATGATACGCCTTCATTTAGAGACGCTTGAGGTGCTCTAAAATTATTAGCATAGCCCTCATAAGAATATGGGATTCCTCCGTATCTATGATTATTGCTTGGGCCTTTTGTTGCTGATTTATGCCATGGCATAAAATTATCTCTTCTTCCTCTTCTTTGAGTTGCTGTAAAGCCTATTGTATAATCAAATAGTCCTAATTTATCTGAACTTTCATCAAGAGAAAAATTGTCAAAATATCCTCTATAAACCCAACCGGACCAATACATTTCTACTTGAAATGCCAAAGTTGCCAATGTTGGGTGTTGATAAGCAACTCTTGGTATTGTGCTTTGACCGGTAAGAAGTGAGGCGGCAGAATCTACTATTTCATTGCTAATTCCAAATAATGATAGTATATTATTATTTCTAGCATCAGCCTCTGCCGCTAATGCTAGGGCATAAGGATCAAATGCCAATTGTTCTGATCTATATACATCATACAATACGTTTATTCCTTCTATTCCAGATGAACCTGTAGTTCCAGATATGTTTAATTTTATTAAATCTTCTCCCCAATATTGCAGCGAAAATCCACCTTTTGTTCTATCAGATGTTATTAATTTTTTATAATCATATCTAATAGATTTTGGATTTATATACATTTCTATAACGCCACTATTTGGGACCAGCCATCTAACAATATTTCTTACTGGGGCAGCTACTAACTCGCTTGATATTCTGCTTTGCCTATCTGCATAACCGGCTGGAACCTCTGGAGGAGTATTAAAACCAGAAAGTCCCGCTCCGGCTATAGAGTTTATTGATTCAAATGCATCTTGTGGTTGAACTGGAGGAAATCCCATTTTATTCCTAAATTTAAATT